GAGGTGGTTGAACTGCTTGGTACGAGCGCCAAGATAGATGGCCGGGCTCGTTGCACCGGCATCATAGTGGGTGTCGAGGTTTGACGCGGTGGTGGCATAGGTCTGGGGATTGGTCGTGGCCGCATTGCCAGAACCCGGAATGACCCATGTATCCACGTCCAGTTGGTCGCACACGGACGCACCGGTAAACGCCGAAGGGCATGGCAGACTGAAGCTCCAGTTGCTCAGCATTCCCGAAAAGCCGTTGACCGCATAGGTGCCGTAGCTGTCGAGACGGTTGACGTAATCCGGCGTAGACACGTTGCTGATGATCGTCTGATGCTGCTTGAGTTTCGCACGATCGGCGGTGGACAAAACTGGAGAAAGCCACACGCTCCCGCTATCGAAAAACACGGAATGCTTTACCCCGTCCGCGCTGGTAAACGCTGCGCTTGCCACAACTTTCGGAGTCGTGCTTTTCGTTCCATTATCGACCACGACAGCATCGAAAGCGTTATAGGATGCGATCTGCGCCCCTGTGGTCGGGCTCAGGCCAGGGCGGTTACCAGTATAGGTGTCCGTCGAGTTCCAGAGGCTCAGACAGGCAGCGAGATTCATCCCGCCTTCATCCTGACAGGTCATGACGACATGGGAACCGCGGCCGGCCGCCAAGCCGCCGATGACAATACCATCGGGGTCAGTCCATGGATCTTCACCTGCCGGGTTGGCCTGTCGGTGAGCAGCGGAAACCTGCATGATGGACTGCCCATCGATCATGGACCGGAAGTTGGATCGTCCCGTATCCAGAAGATCACCCAGCGAAACAGTCGGGGTATCCGCGCCCGGAGTATTGACAGGCGCCGTCACATTCCCGCTCGCATCTGTGCCCGCCACACCGTTGGGGCCGTTCAGCCCATGGATCAGTTCCTGCTTTGACAGCCAAGGACCGCCACCGAAAAAGCTCGTGTCCATGATCGTGGAAGGTGGCCGGGCTGACGCAATACCCCCGGGGGCACAGGATGCCAGCAGGATTGCAGCAGAAAGGCGCTTCATGACTGCACCGCCTTTCCATCGACGGTCGAGAGCCACGCCTTGCTGAGGCACCGCGCCACGACACCGGTGCCTTTGCCAGCGTCCTGCATCGGCGTGCGGCCATCAGTCGCCAGAACAAGCTGGCCATCCGTGCAGGAAGCGGGGAGGGAGGCGACGGGGAGGGCCTGCGAGACCGTCAGAACGACAAGCGGCCGTGAGGGGATGCCTGCGCGCTGCCCTTCGGTGAAGGGCTCGACAGGCATGGCTGCCTGAGACTGCGCGAGTGCAGGCGTGGCGACAATCAAGGGGATGGCAAGCAATAGACGGCGCATGGGCAGCATTCGGAGTTCGAATTGTGCCGCCAGCGCGAGGCATGCCGTGACGAGATTCTAGGACAAAACGAGCCTAGAAAGCAACGCTATAAAGCGATTTGCAGCGCACCCAGATCAAGACGTTAAGAGTGCCTAACATGTGTGAATGAGGAGAAATTTGGCTGCCAACCTGTGGATAGAAATACTACTAAACAAACATCACGAATTAGTGATTGCAGAAAATGGTGTTTTTACGTTTTATCCCCAAGAGAAAACAGATTTTAAATCATTTTATCCTTCTTATTAACGTTATTCACAAAAGAAATTTTCTTTAAATGAAAGAATCCACAGGTGTTTTTGTTTTTTCCACAGAAAAAGACCTTACGCACAGAGAAAAGATCTGGAAAAAAGATAAGATCTGTGAAGCGCAGCTTTCATATCCCGGCTGCGCTTTTAGAGATTAGGAGCGACCTTAAATGACTTTTGTTAGACGCCTCCGCGTTCGCGAAGCAGTTAACGCAAAAGTGGCTCGCGATAACCAAGATCGAAAATCGGCCCGAGCCGCGCTCATTCGCGCAGGATACCTTACGCCGAACGGTGATCTGTCTCCAGCATATGGCGGCCCAGAGCCAAAGAAACGAAATGATCGTCTTCGACATACTGAGTGCCGCATCTAAATCAGATTAGTAGGGTTACATATTTACATGAGTCGGCGCCGCACTTCATTTGTCTTAGGGTACCATGGGTGCGACGCCGAAGTCGGTGAAAAAATCCTTCGAGGCGCGCCGGTTCGGCATAGTGAAGAAGACTATGATTGGCTTGGCCACGGAGCGTATTTTTGGGAAAGTGACCCTGGAAGAGCTTGGATGTGGGCCGACAGCAAGGTCTCGCGAGGAAGTTGCACAGAAGCTTTTGTTGTCGGTGCCATTATTGATTTAGGAAATTGTCTCGACCTAACCGAGCAAGAATGTATCCAGGAACTGTCTGAAGCTTACGCAGGCCTTAAGGCGACATTTTCGCGTTCAGGTAGCGAACTCCCCGCAAACAAAGATCCGCAAAAATTTCCGTCTGGCGATAAATTACAGCGCTACCTCGATTGCGCAGTTATCAATTATCTATGCGAGGCAATGGAAGAAATGGGGGAAATGGTAGATCCTTACGACACTGTGAGAGGCTTATTTGTCGAAGGCTCCCCAGCCTATCCTGGCGCCGGCTTCTATGCACTGACGCATACACAAATTGCTGTGAGGCGTCCGGAATGTATAATTGGAACCTTCAGAGTTCATAGAGAGCGTGAGGCAGACGAGCTGTCAGTTGCTTCCTTGCGCGAGAAGACAGAAGTAGAGGCTTAAAAAAGCCGCCCCAAAGGGCGGCTCCGTAGTCAGGCGCAGAGCTTCGCTCCTACGCGCTCATTCCGGCGCTCGAAAGCATCTGCGCATTCGTCAAACACACCGCGCCCTTTGCTCCGCTTGAGGGCAACGTAAGGGAACTGCCGAAGGAACTCAGTTTTGGCGGCTCGGGCGTCCTCCGTTTTCGGCTGATAGTCCTCAATCTCATACCAAAGATCCGCAGCCGCCTGGTCTGCCGGGACCCCATTGTAACGCAGAGCCGTCCAACGGTTCATCTCGTTGATCAGCATGGCGTCTGACGTGATGAGCGGCTCGCACATCCTCACGGCCTGCTCCTGACGCTCTGCCGTTGCCAGCGGCACGTAGCTCATGACACCGGCTCCGGCTTCTTGGTGAAAGGGGACGCCTCCATTTCCATCAGGTCCGGATCAATCTTCGCTCCCGGCACGATCTGGGCCAACTTTGCCAGACCTTTCGGCAGGACCTTCACCGTGTCGCGGGTCTTTTCCTCGCCATTGCCGTCTGTATAGGTGCCGATCTTGTGCCAGAGATACCCGGCATCAATCTTGCCCTGATAAGCAAGCCAGTTCTTTGTTCCGTTGCGGCGATAGATCCACTGTGACGTGGCCATGAACGCAATCAGCGCCTTGGGCTTGATCTGGAGGATCTTGGCCGCTTCCGTCAGGCCGTATGAACCGTCCGCCGTGCTGATGCGGTCGAGGGCGGCGGCTTTTGGGGTGACAACTGCAAGAGCCTTTTCCTGCGCCTCGATTTTCTCCTGTTGATCGGCGGCAAGAAGCAGGGCTTCGCGGAAGGAGGTGGGGACGGCGGGGGTTTGCGCCACCGTGGCGCGATCTTCCAGTTCCATCCAGCGGTCGATAATCTTGGCGCGAACCTCATCATTATATCCAGAAACAACAACCAGCGTATCGCGCTTGGTTAGGTCATAGACCTCTGTTGGGCGTCCACCTTTCTCGGGCCGATAGGTCCGGGTAGTTTTACGACTTTCCCGTAAAACCCCGTTTTCAAAGAGGCGCTCAATCGTAGCGACAACATCGTTGTGGCGTGCCCCGCAGATGTCAGCGACCTCACGAGAAGACATAGTAGGAGCGCCATTCGAGAGAGCGCTGGAAATCGCGAGGGCTTGTGTGTTATTCGTCACTTTCGTGTTCCTTCACTGGTTCACTCGGAGACGGAAGAGGGCGTGCTGCCAGGCTGTGCCTCTTCCGTCTCTTCTTTGTCCATTTCTCGCCGAAGCAAAAATGAGATGTGCGCACCAACTGTGCGCTCCTGATGCCTTGCGCAGCGTCGAAGAAATTCCATGACGCTTGGCTCTAGGCGGATGTGAATTTGAGGATAGTTTCTGCTCATAGCTCCTATCACCGTGTTACTCATATACCGGTATCACCGTGATACGATTGCGGTCAATAGCACCGTGATATAAAAATCCGATATGGCTAGAGGCGACCCAATGATCCACGTCCGAGTGACGGATGAACTAAAATCCCGCCTTGAGAGCGCCGCCCAAGGATCTGGGCGTTCCATGAATGCAGAGATTTCGCAGAGACTAGAAGAGAGCCTTTATTTATCAAAAATGGCGCATGCTCTTGAGAGCAGCTCCCATCTGACAGATGGCGAGCGAGCTTTAGTTCAGTCTTTCCGGAGCATGAGTCAGGATGAACGGAGAGCTGTCTTGGCGCTTTTGAATAAACTCAGCAGTTCTAGTAGTTGACCCGAATCCTCTTGGAATGAAATTATGTGTTACATTCCAAGGAAACGAACATGAGAAAATATTCAGTTATCTTCTTATTTTGTGCACTATTTTTCTCAAATAGAGCCTATTCCAAAATAAATCCCAATGCAGAACTTGGAGTATATGGCGCAGGAATGATGCTGTGCGAAGAGTGGATTGAAAATGACCAGAGACAAAGGGATTTCACAGCAGAGGCATGGGTAGCTGGAGCATATACAGGCTATGAGAATGCTTGCAGACTTATGGGAGGGAATTGCGTAAACGGAAAGCTTACTGATATGAGCCAGTTATATTTGAGAGCAAAAGCATATTGTCGAATGAATCCAAATAAGAGAATTGCGGATTCTGCGTTAGGTACTTGGCTTGAAATAGTAAAGGATCCAAACTCTTTGTAATGGATCATTGACCCGACTCCGCACTGCCGAGGAGGGCGGGGGATGAGTTTGACTCGAATCCAATGAATACTGTCTGCTGTCTTTGAAATTAATCGAAAGGTATACAAAGTGCCTTACTACAAAGACTGCAAAGATTTTATTCAGCTAAATTCTTTGGATGGAAGACAGTTCGATTTAACGTATGGAGTGAGTACTCCCGCACCAAAAGCGGGAATTTATCGCTGTACAGCGTGCGGACATGAGATTGCTATTGCGCAAGGCCATATGCTGCCGCCGGATAGCACTGAGCATCACCCAACGCACAACCTATTAGTCAATACGTATCGGCCGTACGGATGGCAACTTGTCGCGCAGGCACGGCACGTTCACGACCACCCCTAATCAGGGAATGAACCTGATAATATCAATCGGCGTCTGACGTGGGGCCAGCGCCTGCGCATTCTTTTCAGGCGTGGGCCAGATCATAGGTGCCAATTCGGCAACCCACTTGGCTACAGCATGAACCTTGTTAGGTGGCACATTTGCAGCGATGAAATCTGCCACCTTCAAGGTGTCAGCATCGATCTCAGCATGTAAGTGATAAGCGCGTTTTTCATTATCCATGCTTTCGATTCTAGTTTTGTTCCGCGCGTCAGTACAAGCGAAAAACGTTGCTCAAAGCGCAGTAAACTGAGATAATTGCTGCCATGATCTTCTTCTGGATCGCTGCGGCGATTATCGGCCTCTTCGCGGTCAACTGGCTGCTACTGCTCAACGCGGAGCCAGGCACCGACAAACACGCTGAGCGCTCAATCGCCACTTACCTGACCGGCGGTTTCATCCTTTTCTGGGTCATATGGTTCTTCCGGCTTTGCTTCGACTGGACCGATCACGTCCCGGCTGACCAGTTCTATGCGGTCCGAAACCACCGCATCTTCAGCACACTCCTGATCGTTGCATGCGCTCTGTTCTTCCCACGCATCATTCGCGGCACACGGCGCATCTGGGCGCGCAATCGGACACGGCCGCCGATCTCGTGGTGGTGCGCGCTGCCTTACGGGTGCGGGTGGGGACTGCTGATGACGGTGTTTCTTTTCTCGGGGCCATTCATGAACCCGCCCCATGACTGGGCGGTTGTGTGGGTTGGGCTGATCCTCGTCTGGGGCTTCCTCGCCCTGTTCCATGGCCTCAACGCCTTCAATAACTGGCTGGATCGGCGCAAGAAACAGGACGTGTCCTTTCTGGAATGAGGCTATTGGCCCAGAAGCCAGTTCCGGACGATCTGGTCCCCGGTCGGCACCGCTGCAGCGTAAGGCGCTCCGGCTTTTGCCGCATTCACCAAGCCGCCAAGCAACGCATTTCGAGGCGTGCCCGGTGACACCTCGCTCCGGCGAAGAAGGCTGTTCTTGAGCGCATTGCTGTTCAGATAGGTGCGGGCCGCTTCCTTCGCCACGCCTCGCCCTGCCATTGCCCCAAGCACGCCAGCAGCCGCGCCCAGTTCATGCCCCGTAATGGCAGCAGGGATTGCACTCAATGCGATTTCCGCTCCAAGCCTGGGGGCTGTGCCAGAGTTCGGCGGCGCTTTCAGGAAAGCCTGCCCAATATCGGCCAGGTCCCCCAGATCACCGGCGCCACGCCGTGCACGGCTCTTGAAGGACTTGTTGACTGCGCCCTGGAGGAGGGCCGGGCTGATTGCTCCGCTCTCGTCTGCCTTCATAGCGAGAGGTTCGATCGTCTTCAGGTTCTTGTACTGGCGGCGCGCGTCCTTCAGTTCGCCCAGAAGATCCGTGCGCCCGCCTGCGGTCAGAGAGCGCTCCATCGCATCATCGAACGCATCTCGGACGCGCCCGGCATAATAAGCGACGTTCGGGTTGTTGGACCGCATGGCACGGGCGAGGGGCGCGCCTTGCCGGGTGAGCGCCTGATATTGTGGCCCGCTGATCTCTCCGGTCGCCGCTTTGCTCATGATGTTGTTGATCTGGTTGACGATCGGTGTGACTTCCTGCTCGGGCAACACCTGCCGCGCTTCATCAGCAATGGCGCCAAGGTCGCTCCCGAACTGGTTGTCAGCCTTGATGATCGTGTTGGCCGCCACATGGTCGAAGCGGTTCCCAAGCGCATTGTGTGCATCATCGATCACGTCTGGCGTTAGACGGTCGCTGTCCTGCCCGAAGGTGCGCGAGACGGCGCGCGTGAACTGGCTGCGCTGCTCCGGTGATACGATGCCGCCATTCGCCACGTCTGACAGATAAGCCATGTTCCGGCTGGTGCTGATCTGTGGCGCCTTGAGGTCGATCCCCAGTTCTTCCGCCCGCCGCGCCAGAGCCGCCCGTTCCGGTGAGACTGCCCCGCCTGTGAACGCTTCAACGGCACCGCGCGTGATCGGCTTGGCCAACGACAACGCCCCGCCCGTCAACACGCCGCCGATTGCTCCGTCGCGCAATGCCTGCCCGATGGGCTGGCCTGTTTCGCTGTCCGTCGCAGCATTGGCCGCCGCGCCACCGCCAGCCATTCCCAAGAGCGCGCCTCCGACCTGTGAGACCTTCTCGCCCGCCCCAAGCGCTCCAAGAGCACGAGCGCCCAGACGAGCTGCTTGTAGTTCAGCCCCGCCAACCGGAATTGCTGATACAGCCAGATTTCCGCCGATCCTGCCCAGCTTGGCTGAGAGACTTCCGCCATAGTCCTGATCGTACTGCTTACGGGCGGCATCCTCATGGTCAACCGCGCCTTGGAGGGCATGGACGCCAGCTTTTCCCAGGAGCCAGTTGGCACCATCAAGGCCGCTATCAACAACGTCCCACCCTCCGCGCGCTGCTCCCTTAAGCGCATTCCGCTCCCAGCTCTGCTTCTCATAGGCTGGGGTCGTGTCGGCCGGTGCACTCATCGGAGCCGGGGTCTGCGAGACCTTCGGCGCCGACAGACCCCACATCCGGTCCAACTCTTCATCACTCGGGCCAGACTGTGCGGGGGCAGGGGCCGTCTTCGCGGGCTCGCCACTCAGGCCCCACATCTTGTCCAAGGCGGCATCATCAGTCTGTGCGTCTGCGGGCTTCTTGGCCACGGTCTGCGTCTCCGGCTTGTGATAGGCCGCCGCCACCCGGCCAACATAGGCTTTGGTCTCGTCGTTGTTCCAATGCGCCCGGTCGGTCCCGGCATTGTAAGCCCGGAGCGCGTCCGGGAGATTGCCGTACCGGTCCAGATTTTCGCGCATGAGCCGGGCCGCGCCATAGATCGACTGCACCGGGTCGGTCGGATCAATGCCGAGGCTGCGCGCCGTCTCGGGCATGAACTGCATGTGCCCGACTGCCCCGGCACGAGACCGGGCGTTGGGATCATCCGTCGGATCTTCCACCTGGTGCACGGCGCGCAGAACTTCGGGATCAACGCCCCAATACTGGCCCGCACCCTCATAATGGCGGTCGAGGTCGGCCATCAGTTCGGTGCCTGCACCAGGCCGGTTGCCATGGCGCCCCGGAGTTCAGACCGGAACGCCTGCCGCTGCTTACCGTCCATGCTCGACCAAAGGCGCGCGCGCTGCTCAGGCGTCATGATGTCGAACATAAACGCACGGGCATCTTTCTTGGTCGTGTAGTCGTTCTGGAACGCGGGCCATTCGTTGGCATGTACCTGCGCAGCTGTGCCGGGGTACTGCTGGTGGAAGGCCAGATAGGCGGCGTTGGCGCGCCGATCCAGTGCGATATTCGCCCGCAAAGCATCCTGCGCCGCGAGATTATTGATGTGCGTCGATGGGTTGCCTGCCAATGCCGTAGCCAACTGGGCATCGCTATGCGCGGCCCCCGGCTGGCTGGCCGCAAGCTGGGTCAGGTATTTGTTGGCCTCATCATACGCTGCCGCCTTGTCGGATGGCGTTGTCATGCCGAGGGAGACGGCGACGTTCACGATCCGGTTGTGCAGTTCTGCGGGCTTTCCAGAGGCTGGCGAAATCTCCTGAAGAAGCTGGAGAGCCTTCTGGGAGCGGTACATCCGATCGCCAAATCCTGCTGAGAGTTGCCCGGCCTGTCCGAACTGGTCACCGGCTGCATGGCCAGCAACCTCGGCAGCAGCACGCTGAGATTCTACCTGTCCCGCTGCCGGCGCGGCCTGATACCCCGGATTTGCAGGCTGGGCCGTCGGATACCGCCCGGACCCCATGACCTCGGGCGGGACGGTCGGGCGCCCCTGCGCTCCGCCGACCACCTGCTCACGCCTGACGTAACTGCGCGACCCATCAGGATTGATGATTTCGGTGGGCGCCGCGTTGAACTCCGGCGAGGTCTGACGCTGCACGCCTGTTGCGGGCGTAAACGCACCCCCATCCATGCCGGACGCCTGCGTTCCGGTCTGGATCGTCTGGCCATCGTCCACGCTCGTGGGCGTACCGAAAGTCTGCGAAATCTGCTCATGGCCGGGAAGGGTAGATGTTGCCAGCGTTTTGATCGCCTCCGAACGTTGGGCAGCCGTTGGCAGTGAGAGCAGCCCCCTTGTCGCCGTCTCAATCTGGTCACGGGCACCTGGGGTCAGCCGCGCAATGAATGCGCCCGTGCCGCGGATATTGGCATCTGTCGGATTTTCAGCCGCACGAATGAATGCGCCAGCCGCCGCATTACGAGCATGTTCCTGAAAGGAAAGCTGCTCGTCCTGATTGAGGACATCATCATGTCGGGATGCATTCTGCTCATGAAGCGCTGCCGCTGCTCCATAGGCGGCATCAGGGTCGCGCGCCATCGTGGCCCGCGCCTTCGCGTAATCCACGCGGCCAGATGCATCAGTGGCGCCGAGCAGGGCATTCCCTTGAGCAAGCTTGGCCTTCTGTCCCAGAAGCGCGTTCTGGTATTCCAGCGCCTGGTTCCGAACAGCCTGTGCGGCTGCAATGTTCTGGAGCTGATTGGTCTGGGGCTGAACCGTGCCCTGGCCGATGCCGAGAAGCGCATTGGCGCCCGTGTCGAATAGGCCTGCCATATCAAGCACTCTCCCCAAAGTACTTGGAATACTGAGAGTTGGCCGAAGATGTGCCCGCTCCATTGAGCAGGGCGTTGTATGCAGCGTAATTGCTGCCATAACCTGACGCCTGATTGCCTAGACTGGTCAGGCCGTTGGTCAGGCTATTTGCCATCGATGTTGTTCCCGCCATGTTGGCCCCCACGCCAGCGAGCGCAGCCTGTGCCGAGAGGCTGGCCGTGTTCGTAGCATTGCCCGCGCTGGCCGATGCCGCGTTGGCTCCAGTCCCGAGCAGAGAGTTTTGCCGGTTGAACGTATTGGTCAGATTGCCCTGGGCAGCATTGTTCGCAGAAAGCTGGTCGTTGAACTGGTTCTGATACGTGCTGTCAGCGAGGCCGCTGGCGTATGTCTCCGCGCCTTTCAAAGCTGCGCCACTGTTTGCCAAACCCCGAGCCGCTGCGCTGTTCGTCGCGGCCTGCTCGCCCTGTGACAGATTCCATGCATATCCGGGCGTCTGCTCGAGCGTCGTCTGGTTCAGGGCGTTGGTGGCGTTGTTGATGTAGCTGTCGTCGGTCGAATTGTACGCCCCGTTGTCATACATGCTGCCGATCAGCTTGTTCCCAACTGAAACATACGGGTTCAGGTAATCTTGAGCCGCCGCGCCAGATGCCGAAAGGGCCTGTGCCTGTCCTGAGCCAGTTTTCGCCGCCTTGTTCATGGCGGATTTTTCCATCGCCATCTGAGCGGCAGTCGTTGCAGCCGTGGTGGCGGCTTGAACACCCTGTCCAACTCCGAACATGTCATCAAAGCAAACGCCCGGCATATAATCCTGAGCCGCTGCGGACGCGGGGTGCCACCTCATTGCGGGCGCTCCATTCGATATGTGACGTGATGGCGCACAATCCCATCAGGGCAGCGCGCGTCTATTTCGCCCCAGCGCTCAAAGCCAAGGGCATGCATGGTGAAGCGGGCGGACTTTTTGTCATCCGGGATCGCGGCAATCATCAGGTCGGACGGCTGGGTTTCCCACCACCAGTCCCGGATCTTGCGCATGGCCGCAATCGCGGCTTTCCCGCGCAATTCGGGAACAACGGCTTGGTGGCATTCATGAACGCGGCACTGAACCGTTCGGAACCCGACAACGATCCCGGGCAACGTGACAACAAGCCGGTCCTGCACGTCAGCGATCCGGCCGCGCTCTCCGTAAATGGCGGGCTGCGTGATGATGGAATTGATGGCGTCGATGTCGTTGATGCGTGCGCCTGGGATGTCCGGAATGGTGAAGATCACGACACCACAAACCCGTTCAGGATCATCGCCAGACCGTCACCGGTTGCAGTGAGCGTATCGCCAGCGGCCAGAGAAAAAGCCGCCAGTTCCGGTGGAATGGCGCTGCTATTGGCAGGGATGGATCGGCCGACAATCACCGGAAATATCCCACCGGCCTTGCGCGTCACATTCACCGCAAGGGTGATGGCTGCCGCTGTACCGTTCGCCACAACGGCGGTTGTGATTGTCGTGCTTGATCCAGATCCTGTCGCGACCGTCTGGGACGTTGCGGTCAGGTTGATGCCTGGCTGGATTGCAGAAGAAGTGACGGCCATATCTGACTTTGCGCGGCCATGAGTGCCGCATCATCAAGAGATTGTGCCGTCTTTGCCGCTTGGGCGCTCGACGTGAGCAGCGTCATGATTAGCACGTCCTCTGCTGCTTTCAAAGCAGATTGCGCGTCTGCCACAGCGTCATCGGCAGTTTCCTGCGCTTTAGTGGCGGCTGCCACCCCAGCATCGGCTGTGCTTTGCGCTGCTGCGGCGGAAGCTTGGGCGGCTGAAGCAGCAGCCTGCGAGGCGCTGGCCGTTTCTTGTGCGGTCTGGGCCGTCTCTTGCGCTATCTGCGCGTCTGATTCCGCCTGGGCCGCCTTTTCAATAGCAGTTTCTGTCTGCTGCTCATCGTAAACTGAATCAACGCCCTGCTCTTTGCCCGTGCGATTGAAGAGCGACAGCATGAAGCGCTGGAACGTGACCGTCATGTTGCGATTGTTGTCAACGACCGGACCTGCCGGGAACGGCATATAGTAGTTTGATTTCGAGATATCGGTCATGACGTTACCTGATCGGCAACGATGAATGCACCCATCAAGGAGAATGTCCCGCCGATCCACGTCAGGCGATAAACGCGGTCGCGGGCCATGCCTAGGCGCCACAGGGTAGGCCAGAAATTGTCGGTCGAACCAAGCGTGAGAAGGCGCGGAGGTCCGAATGTTTTGCCTCGATCATCTGACCAGTCCACCGAGACCGCAATGCCGCTTCCGTTCTGCGCGTCGAGCATTAATTTGCGGTGGATCATGCGAGACCCGTCGCCGATCAGGTGAGGGAAAGAGCGCTGTCTTTCGATTGGCCGACCGTTCTCGTTATCCGCATCGAGCGACACCTCGTAGATCGCGCCACTCTCGAAATCCCCTGCAAACACTTTTCCGTAAGCGTTGGCCCATGCGTTGGCGCGTGTGCGAACCTCGTACCCGGTGACAGGATCTCGACCCTTGCGCTCGTGCCACAGGCTCGTGGAAAGGTCATAGACCCACGTTGTGCCCGTCGTCGGAAAGGTGAGAACGTAAAACGTATGGCCTTCCAGCTGGTAGATATTCCCGATTGCGTCCGCGCAATCAGCATATCCCTGAATGGCATGGTCGATCGCGAACGTGCTGACCGGACTGGCTTCTGTTCCCTGTCCCATATAGACGCGGGGCAAGCCAGTGTTGTCGCATCCAAGCCACAGAACGCTCCCGCCGTTGGAGCAGATCGAATAAGGCGCAACACATCCGGCGCTGATCGTGAGTGATGGGATGCGCTGGAACGGGAAATCAGCTGCCCCGGAAGTATACCAGAGTTCCGTCTCCTGTGACCCGAATAACCAAATGGTCTGCCCGACTACATCAACGCCAACAATCGTATCTGGATAGCTGGTCTTACTCGCCACATAAAGGCTGTCGAAGGGCGTTGTCGCCTCATCGATAAACTGTGCGGGCCCGACATACCAGTTGGTCGTTTCTGGGTTCGTATAGAGGAAAAACGTATCGAGGATGGAGATCGTTTGCGAACCATAAAAGGCCGCATCCACGATCTGGGTCAGGCTCCCGTAAAGCCCTTGCTGAGGCTTGGAAGGAAGACTGCAATACCATCCGCCTTTTGCCGTTCCGTCTACGATAAACAACGTGGTGCCGTTGTCCTGCATCCGTATTTGCGACGTGCCGCCCGCAATGCTGCCGATCTTCGTGGTGTTTCCCGTAGCATGTACGACATAAACACCTGCGTTTACGGCTGCGATCAGGTCGCCTTGTGTGGACTGGTACAGGCAACGAACAGCGCCGGTTTCCGTCTGGGTAAATGGCACCAGGCCCGGCGTAGGATAATGCGCAAACTGGATCGGTTCCCCTTCCTGCGAGGGGAGCGGCGCTGGATAGAGGTTGAGACAGCGCTGCGCTGCGAGAGCCGTGCTTCGGGCCTGGTATGAGCCGCCTGTTAGGTTAAGGCGAGGCATAGTCGCTGTTCCCCGTACCGTTTTCCAGCCAGATCATATCCCAATACTTTAGCGTCGGGACGGTGAACGAGATATACCATCCCCCAGCATCGCTTCCCGAGGTATAATTCAACTGCTGCGGCTTGCCGTGATTGATGTCCGGACTGGCGACATAGAGATTGCCGATCGATCCTGTCCCGGTTCGATACATCTTCACGTTGATGTTGCTCTGCATTGCGGCCGCTGGATAGTTCCCGTTTGGATCCTGCACGTCTCCCATCTGGGTCGCGTTCATGCTTGTGAAGTTGATCAGATGCAGGATGTCGAAGCCGCTGCGATGGAACTCAAGCTGCCAGACATTGCCGGCCGTCGCCGTGATGTTGCTGGAAACCCCGGTGACGGCTGAATGCGTATTGGTGCTGTCCGAGACGTTGTCGCGCAGTAGCTTCTCATAAGCCACGCCAAATGTCTGGTAGTCGTATTCGGCCTGGATGAACGCGGGCGTCGTACCGACTGTCATCCAGAACGGGTAGTCGTCATTGGAGATGAAGCGATCGCCGTCCGTCAGCCAGTTATGATGTGCGCCGGACGCCATGATTGAGGCTTCCAGATACAGCGCGCCCGGCAGCCCGAATGTGCATTTGGTGAGCGGAGCACTCTGGCACTGACTCTGATTTCCCAGAGCCTTATCAAGGCCCATATCCCAATCAAGCCCAACATTATGCGGCTTGCGATTGGCCCAGCTCCAGACGTTGCGCGACAGCGTATGGAACCCATCGTAGGAGGTGATGTCGTCGGGATGATCCCAGACCTCGCGGAAGTGGTAGGCTTCGTGTGAATTGGTCGCCTGGTCCTGCTCCAGCCAGGAAGCGGCGCCATTCAAAACGACAGGCGCGTTCAGCGCGGACACCGCCATGTTCGTGAAGCCGGACAGCATGTGGGAATAGTCGATCCCGTGGCCCTGGAAGTTATAAAGCTGCGGCTGCGTTCCGTAGGTATCAATGAAGACGCCATCAAAGCCATATTTCTTCAGCCACAAGCTGACCTGCTGGGCCCAATATGCCTGCCAATTCGTGTTTGTCGGGTCCATCAGGCCGATGCTTGAGGTAGCGGCTGAACCCCCGCCAAAGCTTGCCATGTCAGTCAGCTTGCACGCGCCGCCGCAGGTGTAGTTTAGGAACATGCCCCACTGAAGCTGAACGCCTGAACCATCATTCAGGAAGTTCGGCTGCACCGCATCGGAGTTTACTGAATACATCGGGATATAAGCCAGCGTTCCCATACCGAGGTTATGAGCCGCCCCGATGCTACGCATGATAAGGCGCTGGTCCTGAGTCAACTGGTCCCCGTTCACATACACCATGCTGTCAACGTAAGGCCGGTGCCAGCGATAGATCATGTTGAAGAACTGCAAGTTGTTGCAGTGCCAGGCGTTGAAATCTGCCGCGTTCGCCTCGGGCGAAGATGTGACCTGAGGAGAATGATAAGGCCAGCCGGTCCATGTCGCCGTCAGCCAGCACTGGCGCGGGTAAGTGGTCCAGTCTGGGGAAACATCCAAAGCCGTTGTCTGTTCGTCAACAACGCCTGCCGATCCACTTGCGGCGATATCGACAAGATACCCCCGGTAGTCGCCATTCTGGGGAACGGGGATGGATAAGGTAACGGTCTGCGTCGCGCCCACCGGGATCGAGTTGACCACAACGGTTATAGGCGCGCCGATCTGGCTGCCCCGGCCCGTAATATTCGCCGTCAACCTGCCCGAGAACGAAGACTGCAAAGTGTTGTGCAAAGTCACTGTGACTGTTGCTGTGGCGCCCTGGGAATAGATTGCCCGATCAGAGTTGATCGACTGGATCAGGCCCCCGGTCAGTATCGGCATGGCACGGGCGCAGGGTGCGATCAGAAGCAGCGCCGCGAGAATGAGTTTCTTCATGCGTCAGTTTGCCTTGAACCAGGGAATGTAGCCCAGATCGCCGCCATCGTTTTTCACCGCTAGGCAGCCAGTGGATCCGCTGATATTGCCGCACTTCGAAACATCCGAAATAAACGGGTTATTGAACTGGATGCTGTTCGCATTGAAGTAGAGCGTTCCCGTTCCGTTGGCCACGATGGTGTTGTCGGCGTTCGTCGCGGTCGGGGAGAACCAGGCGTTCCCCTGCGTATCTTGCCAGATCGTCACCGGATTGGACTGGCCGGCTGCCAGCATATTGATCTGGGCGGACCCCACGCTGTCATGAACATAGAACGAGCTTCCAGCATTGAAAACATTCGTTCCCGCACCGGCGCCGTTCGGTTGCAGGTTTAATGCCCCGTCTGTGCCTTGGTAGATCGCACTCGCGACATTGGCAGAAGTTGATTTCAGATTGATCGTCGGCAGGGCCGCACCACCAATCGTTAGGGTTCCGCTGAAGTTCGGATTGGGCGCGAAATACAGGTTAGGCCACAACCCGAGAACATCTCCAGTTGCGGGACTTCCGAACGTTCCGGCGCTTGTCGTCAGTGGCGCTGTGAACGAACAGCTCGTTACCGTGTACCCGTCCCTGGAGCAGGTGAACGCGTTGGTGTTGATCGTGTTGGCGTCATTGACCGCGTTTAGCTGGAGCGTGCCGAGATAGTTGATGAACTGCCACCGCGCCGTGTCGTTCGATGTGCTCGTATCCTGCAACTGGAATGATGGGTTCGTTCCAGTGATCGCAGGATTGACGAAACCCATACCAACAGCAGAGCCACCATTGATCGTGGGCGTCGTCAGCGTGCCGTTCGTTGCGTCCGCCTTCGTCTGCATGGCAGCATTGAGACCGGTTGGGCCGGCAAGCGTTACACGCGGGTTCATGGTTGGGACAGACTGAGCGCAGGCAAGGGCGGGGATGCAGAGCCCCGCGAGAATAGCAAGGCTTTTCATAGTTTCTGGATCTCCAGTCCGGGCCAGTAGAACGGATTGTTAATGGGGGTGAGGATCGCGGGCATGCCAAGCGTTGGGATCTGGACATTCGCGCTGCGGATCGTCGCCAGAGCGCCGCGCGCCATGGTCGCTACTGTCGCAGAGGCTTCCTGCCCATAGGAAGGTGCCATGCGTGCGGCTAGTATCCACATGATCGCGTCCCAGTACTCGGGCGGCAGGTTGATGGCGTCCATTGCCTTGAGCGTCGTCGGAAGGCACTCGGCGACGATGATATGCAATTCCCAGACCTGCGCGGGCGGGATCGGCCATGGCCGGAGTTCACCGGCAGGGAAAGCGGGATTGTAAAAGAAGCAGTTCGGCCACATCTTGAGGCCCTTCAAACCTAGCGAGGCATAATCCTCGTATGAGGGAATTGCCATCAGTGGGTAATCGACGGGATTACCGGTTGAGAGGCCATCGCTGCTTGTATCAAAATCGGAGCTGTTAAAATCGACGCCCGAGAAGTCGCCATCATGCGAAGGCTGCGCGCCTGTTAGGAGACGGGCATAGGCCGATAGGACCTGGGCGGGTCGCACCGGCATGTCGAAGTCTCCACCGGGGCCGACAGCATAGACGGATGCGCCAGTGGAGAGGCAGAATTTGTCAACGAGATTGGGAACAAGCCAGCGTTTGCGCTGCCACTGAGCCAGCATCATGTTCAGGTGCATGACCCCGGATGCCAGGCCTTGCGGATCTGTATTCTGACCGCCAACACCAACACCAAGCTGCTCAAGCGCCAGGCCAACAAGGTCGGAGACGAGATAACCGGACGTTGCGTTCGGAGTGCCGCCGTTACTGGTTTCGGACATTTGGGGTGCGCCCCTTGCGCCTCATGACAGGCTTGGGCGGCGCGTCCCGGCTCGAGGGCTCAGGACGGCCAGACATACGGGCTCTCACCCGCTCTTCTTCTGCCTCGTCCCGAACGGTCACGGTCTCGTAGCCGTTCGGGTGGTACAGGCATCGCGGATACCGTTTCGCCTGCATCAGCCGGCGTCGATGATATCCGGCACGATGCACATCCACTCGGGGCGCAGCACACCGATGCCGAACAGCACGTCAAGGCGGGTGCCAAGCGTGTCATCCGTGCCGTTGTAGTAGGTCAGGGTACGCATGGAGATGCCGTCGAGGTTTGCCATGCCGCAATCCACGACGCCCTTGTTGACCTCCATCAGATCGACGGTGACGAGCGTCATGGCCTTCTTGTTGAACAGAAGGTTGCGGCGGATCGTCTCGCCCTGCTTGCCGACAAGGCTGATCTTGGCGTCAGCGGCGGGCATGGCATCCACGGTCTGATACTGGTTCTGCGTACCGTCAGCAGCAGGGCCGACGACGGCAGGAGAGACCACGATGGACGTGGCACCGGAGGCAACCGGCTGGGTGACCACGAACTGCATCGGCGTGCCGTAGGACTGCTTGGTCACGCGGTTGACCTGATTGACGCCTGCAATGGTTATGACGTCACCGACATTGAGGGTGCCATTCAGGGCAGAGGTCGCGATGACAGAGTTCTGCGGATATGCCGTGGAACTGATCTGGCCCGGGATTGCATTGCCCGCATTGTTGATCGTCGTGACCGTGCCAGCCGCTGTTGCAGCACCGTCATAGGAGCCGGTCGTGGTGACAAGGCAGGTCTGGTCGTTGATCCATTCGCGGACACCAAGAAGCGGAGCTTCCATCGCGCCCGTCTTGGTCTGCTGACCAATCTGCGCGGACGGATTGAACAGGCCCATCAGGCCAGAAACGGTGTTGGCATCCGTATCCGGGTCGAGCACGGCAAAACGGTCAGTCGTCGGAGCATGCTGCTTCGTCAGCTTGGCCTTGGCACGCAGCCAAGTTGCGGAATCCGGCGCGATCGTATTGCCGTTCGCATCGGTGTTGCGAACCATGTTCGCGGCGCCCAGAGCCAGCGTCATGGCGATATTGGCGACAGAGCCGGTCAGGTTGTTGACAGACGGTTCGATGTAGCGGCCGCTGAAGTCGTCCACATTCAGGGTGCGTTCCTGCGTATCGAAGCCCAGAGAGACGTGCTTGCGATAAGCGATGGTCAGAGGAACCGAACGCTCTGCAATGGACTGCGGGCTGACGACAGGGCCGTCACCGACAACCGGGTCGTTGGGCAGGCGCACGTTGACGGAAGCGCCGATCTTCGCACCGGACTTGCCGAAGTAGCTGTCATAGGAACGGTCCACGTTCCGGATGAAGCCGTTGGAATCACGAAACAGCGGCAGCGCGCGCTTCGTAATGATCATGTCGTTAATCAGTTGGTTGGCCACGGGTTCGGCTCACAATACACGGCGCTACTGCGCCCATCGTGCCGCTCTCGCCAAAGGCAGAACGTGTGCCGGTTAGAGAACCGGAAACAGCCGGGTTAGAGCCCCCGTGGCTTTTGCGGAGAGACTGCTCCGCGACAGGTCAGGACCGAACGCCAGCCTTCCAGAGGCGGTCAAATTCGGCGGGGGAGACGTTCGGATCGTAGATCGACTTCTTCCCCGTTGCAGCCGCACCGGACGGAGCCGAGACAGGAGGAGGGGCCTTTGAAACTGCCGGGGCTGCTGGCGTTTGTGCCTGCGCTGCCGGGGCTGGCTTGCCTACCTTCGCCGCGAACTGTGTCAGCAGGGCATACTGCCGACGCGGTGAAGCGTCGAGAATGGTCCCTGCCGTATCCGGGTCGTGAGCGAGAGCATAATACACGTCGCCGCTATTCGGCAACTCCGATATGTCGGCAATGAGTTCACGGTGAGACTTGTTACCGAAATCGAGACCAGCACGTTCGGACAGGAGCTGCGTGGCCTGACCAACCGCGTCCTCGCCATGCGCGCCCGCGAGAGACTTGGCAATCACCTCTGTCTGCGACGCAAACTTCTGGACCGACTGCTGTTCGGCCTGCTGCTGCTCGAAACGCTGGCGCTCCTCCTGCCGGATCTGGTCAGGCGTGAGTTGCGGTTCTTCCTGCTGTTCACCACGAGCGGCAGCCAGGGCGCGGCGCAGGTTTTCCATTTCCTCTCGCGCCGTCTGGGCCTGCCGCTCGGACTCGCGGCGCTCGAACGTCATCTTGTCGATCTTGCGCTGAAGCCAGGCCGGTGTCTTCTCGGGTTGCGCGGCCGGGGGCTGCTCCTGCTCACCGGCGGGCGATTCATTATTCGGCGTCTCGATGGCGCCAGCGTTAGCGCCGACCTCGACCTGGGCTTCGCTCGGGAGGCCGGCAGGGGCTTCGATGGTTTCGCTCATGCCTCAACGGCTCCTGTCACTGGATTGGCAGCATGGATCTCGCCGCCCGGGGGATTGGAAGAAGGAAGGCGCGGGAGCGGGCCGGGAGGGCCGTCCTGCACAGGCGCTGGCGTTGGCGCGGGCTGTCCGCCCTGCATCGCCTCGGTCACCAGCTGATGGACCAGCACGCGCAACGCATCCGGATCGGTTGAGCCAATGGCTGCCATGCGGTCCGTTTCGGCCTTGTACTGGTTCGTATCAGCGGCCATTGCGTCTTTGACGACGGTGTGCTGCTGCTCTGCTGACTTGTCCTTGAGCTGCTGCGTGAGCTGACCGATCTGGGCCTGAAGCTGCTGGATGGTCTGCTGCGCCTGTCCAAGGCGTGGATCGTCGGATGCGGGTTTGAGCCGGTCAGCGATCTCGTCGGCAAGCGGGAAGTCCGCGCTCTGGAACACAAGGTCGCCAATCTGCCCCATGAGAGCCGGAGCGGCCTGAATGACTTGCGTCAGCGCGTTGAACGCATCTTGACGGCGAGTGGCGAAAGCGGGCCCAACATCCGCCTCCACGTCATAGCGGCCAATGGTCGGGTTGATCGCAAGGATCGCCCCCTCAATCTGGCGCTGCTTTTCAAGCGGCATTCCCTGAGGCGTCGCCTGTTCCTGCCCGTCCGGACCAGGCGGCAAGGCGACCTGGGCGGATGTCTGCATGCCCGGATCAACGATCACGCCCGTCTGTGATCCATCCATACCAAGGGACTGGACGGCGCGTTGTGTGTCATACACACGCGGGATTGCATCGATCAGGAGGCGACCGAGATACCGGAGCGCCATGCCCTGATTGTCGGTGTAGTGATAGTTGGCCGTGTCGGACTGGCGCTGGCGCTGCTGGATCGCAACGCCGGACTTCTCGTTGCCGGGAGCGCCCATCTCGGCCTGATACTGGCCGGTGACCATCTGCATCCACTGATCTGCGGATTGCATACCCTGCAGATGACCGGTTGAGCCGGACGGGGGCTCGATGCGCGTTGGAACCGGGATCGGCTGTCCAGTCTCATGGTCCACGGCATTGTACGGCAGCACGGCGGCATTGCTCGTATTGGCCTGCGACCACTCGTTCGTGTAGCCCTCGATGGCCTCAGCGGCGGCAAGCCAAGGTGCTTTCGTCTGGAGCGCAACACTCTCGACATAGGCGCTGGCCGTGTAATTGAACATGCGCTGCGGATCGATCAGGGCGCGGACGAGGCCTGCATAATCGGCGTCATTTCCGTCCGTCGCCCGGGTCTCGATACCGACCACTGGGATCAGGGGAATGAGCGAAAACACCGTCTCGCCCTGAGCCACCACGGAATTACCCGCGATGACATATTTGTCCACCATGTGGGACGTAACGGGGCGGGAAGGGGCCTTGTTCTCGCGGCACACAGCGACAAGCGCCTCAGGCATTGCAGACTGGCGCATCATGCCGCCCGGGAAGTTCAGTTCCGGCATCGGCGGCACTGACCAGAGCGTGTCTTTCTTTTCGCTGCGGCGATAATACGTCGCCACACGAACCGTGTTGTCGCTCACCCAGTCACTGTCTGATTGCAGGCCAGAGAGCGGATCGCGGGCCACGTCCTCATGACCGGGATAGAGCTTGTCGAACTCGCCCCGGTCCATTTCCTCCACGATCATCGCCCAGTTCTGATCCGAATGATCGGGCTCGCGGGCAGACGGATCGAAATAGACGGATAGGCCATTGGGAACGGACTTGATGAAGAAGTCCTGATCGAATGTGTCCACGCCCGGAACGTAATCCGTCACGACGTGGAACCAGCCCAGACCGGCGCGAACCTGTCCCTGAATGGCGCAGGCATAGGCGTTCTGCTGCGCGTTCGACTGATACTCGATATGGCGGATGATGCCTTCGATCGCATCAGCTGCTTCAGCCATCGCGCCAAAGCCGGTCGCGTTGACCTTCACGCCCATTTGCGACTGCCGCGCCTCGTTCTCCACCTGGAAGACGTGCTGCGCGGTTTTGTTGATCGTCAGGCAGGGACGGGGAGAGCCGCCAAACGTCCCTGTGCGGGCCTGATAGACCGCATCGTCCCACTGAGCATGATTGTACGCATCAGCGTGAAAAAACCGCAGATCATCGCGCGCCCGACCGCGCCACTGGCTCGTATGACCAGACGCTTCTTCGTAGCGTTTCTGAACCTCGGAAATGATATCGGCTGTTTCGGAAACGCTCTCGCTCATGAGGTATCTAAATACCACACAGGGTTCCGTCAGTACAAGCGGAATTGAAAGGCGTGTCCGATTACATTCCCATCCATCCAGAGGGTGAACCTGTTAGTGAGACGCGCGGACGCTTTGCTGCTTTTGGCTTGTCGTCTTCACGATCCCGCAGCCCGACTGCCAGATACCGGAAAGCATCGGCATAGTCCGAGGCCCAGTCATGCAGCGGCTTGTCCCGAAAGACCTTGTTCGTATCGTCCCATGACTTGCGGTACTGCTCGAGCGCATCAATCCCGCGCTGGCAGGTCTTCCGATCGATCCGGCAGCGGGGCAGGAGGTTACGAACCGCGCTGATCCCGTCATCTACCGGCGTGCGTGGCAAGACCCGGATCGGGTTCATGCCAAGTGAGCGCATGGTGTCGATCCGGCGCTGGCCTGTGCCCAACTCGCCATTGTTCGCATCATGGGGGACGATGTGCTGGCGATATGTGTACGGACGCTTGCCCAGCTCGCGCACATACCAATCGATGCCCTGGCCAGAACCGGCAATGCAATCGATCACGCGTACGTCTGGCCCGATCTGCTGAGCGCACCAAATGACCGTACTGTCGCCGATACCCAGATCCCAGGCTGTGATGACGGGCAGGGAGGGATTGTACGGCACGTCGCCAATCCGCCCTTCCTCGTCCAGCTTCTTCATGATCTTGCCGTAGTAGCTGCCCTGAATGGCCGCATCGAAGGAACAGTCATATTCCTGCTCGTACTTCGCGCCGCCGTCGTCCTCGCCATACTGTGCCACAAGCTGCCTCTTTTCTGCTGCCAACTGCTCAGAGGTGAAGCGGCCCGTCTTCTCAACGCTCGAGACCTCGCAGAACCAGCCCGGTTCGTCGCGCATGGCATCGAAGAACGTCTTGGCATGGTTCCGGCCACGCGGCGTGGTAATGAACATTGCCCATCCGCCATTCTCCAGCAGGATCGGGGAGAGGAACGCCCATGCTGACGGGTTCGCCAACGCCCATTCTGAAAAGACCACACCGATCGGCGTCGAGCCCACAAGGCTGTTGAAGTTGTCCGATCCTACCACCTGCCATGTTGAGCCGTTGATGAACCGAATGAACATCTCATGGTCTTTGGTCGTGGCCCGGATCTCTTCCGGGAAGGCCTCATCGATGCGTCGGCGTCCGGTGTGCGGGTTTACCGCGTCCCAGATGGCCTTACGCGCCTGACTGGCCTCGGGGAGCATGTGCCAGTAGTTACCGACCTTCTTCATGGCGCTGATGGCGGCCCAGTTCAGGGCGACGTCATCTTTCCCCCACCTCCGGTGCGCAACCTCGTAAGCACGTTTGCCGCCCGATCGCAGATATTTCCAGAGCGCCCGCTGATATTTGCGCGGCTTCCACCCGTAAGCGGGAAGGTCGACATCAATCATCCAGATCGTCGCGGATGTTTACCACGATCTGCTTCTGCTCATTGTCGCGTTCGTACAGGCCGAGGTGCTTGCAAAGCTTCTCGAGGGCAGCGTTCTTGTCCCAGAGCTTCAGCTTCGTGACGGTGTATCGCTCGCCATCTTCGCCCGGTTCTTTGCGCTGATCGACCTCAATGGAAGCAACAGCAGCCGTTAGATCATCGCTCCATTCACTTGGAGGTAACAGAGAGCCACCCAGAGAAAATGCCCCGCGAATGTCACTCAAGCCAAGCCGGGCGATTTCCTGAATGACGCGATCTTGCGTGATCTGGGTGCGTGCTGAACGTGCCTGCTGGGCTTCCGACAAGGCTTGTTGAATGTCAGGTTTTGACAACTGCTCGGAAGCCTGCTGGCGGGCAGTTTTCTCGCTATAGCCTGCGCGGATAGCGGCCTGTGTTGCGTTGAGGTCAACGAGATATTCCTCAACAAAGCGAGCCTGCTTGGCATTCAGTTTTCCCATAGTTCCATGATAGTCGAACTATGCCATTCGGTACAGGAAATTGTCCGCGAAAAATGCAGTAGATTATATTTCTGCATGCTATGAATGCGGGCATGAAAAGCAAATCTTGGAACGCAGAGATTGACCGGTTTCTTAAGTGCTCCGAAATCCAACTTACAAAGAAAGTTTTTGCATTTTTAGGGATCGTAATCAGCGCATTTTCTTGGATAGTCTATGCAAGCAACCCATCAGTTTCCATTGACGACATTGGCTTAAACCAAGCAGGGTCATATGGTCTTCCGATAAAATTGAAGAATAAAAACCTAATCTTCCCTGTTATTATCAAAAAAGGGAGATGCTTCATAAATTTTGCAGTAGTTGGCTTCCCGGATTTTGGCGGGGATATAGGCGATGTTGCGCATAATATTGAGAAGGAGGGAAATATTGGGTCGGGATACATTCCTGCCTCTGATGACAGAAACTTTTCATGCTCGGCGCTTACCTATCGCATAGAGCCAGCCGTCTTGAAGATGACCGTCACGATTAAATATCGATATGCTTATCTGCCATTTTTGGGCGGCAAGGTTGTGGAAGCCTTCAACTGGGAAAACGGCCGATTTTACAGCGGCGAAGATCTCTGATCTTGCAGCCCCACCGAACAGCTCTCAAACCACCTTTAAGCACCCACCTATGGCGTGTCGTCCTTCTTCCGTCGGCACGCCTCAGAGCAATACCGGACCTGATCCCAGTCTTTCGCCCACTTCTTGCGCCAGGTGAACGGCCGGTTGCAGACGGGGCAGACCTTCGAGGGAAGGTCCTGCTTAGCGGGCTTGGGGGCGATCTTTCCTTTCCCTCGGGCCACGCTCAGAACTCCATTGGCTGGCGCTCAACCCATTTCCAAGTTCAACTTATCGAAGCAGTGAGGCAAGACCATCAATCTTGTCAGCCAGTGCCGCGACCATATGTTTGATCTCATCCGGCACGTCTGACTTGTCGGTCGCGATGTTCAGGCGTTCTGCATCACTTTGCAGTTCTGACGCCAATTCTTGGATTTCCGAACCAACACCATCTTCATCATTGGCTTCGTCGTATCGCATGATGCGCTCTCCTTTGTATGAGGGGAGAGTGAAGACTTGAGAAGGAGATGTCTAGCACTTCCGCAACCGCCACACTTCAGCCCAAGGGTTCAGGAACCAGGGGAGGGTCATGAACTCACGACCACACATGCAGCAGAAGCCGCTGCGACTGCGGCATTGCTTGCGGCTATGGCAGCGTCACTCGCAGCCTGAGAGGCCATAGATGCTGCAACCATTACCTCTTTTCGGTTGCGACACTGATTGCAATCACACGGCGCATATTTCCCGAGGCCAATTGCTTTCGCCGCACCATCAACGGCTCTCCTAAACAATCCCATCCCCCTCACTCCCCACTCAACCCGAGATCGCCCTCGGTGTTTATTGTTCCACAATTATCGAACAAAGACGCAGAGCTATCGCCATCGCCTCCAGACGTTTCCACCCCATCGTGTATCGTCTGACATTCCACACCGTACTCAGCAGCCAACGGTAACACCTCTCCGCGCATGTCTGCGAGCAAGGCGCGACCGTGAGTGCCGATATCGCATCCATGGCGGGCCTGAGTGGCTGCACATGCCGCTGCCCAGTTCCGGGGCTTGGCCAGTCCCGCCGCGTGTTCGCCGATGCAGTCGGGCCAGGTGTTGGATTGGTCGGTCATGGGTTCATCCCTTCGCCTGTGGCAGCTTTCAGTTCGCGGATCACGGCATCGGCCAGGGCACCGGCGCGAGCCAGTTCCGAAGCATCGGGCCGCTTGCGTTCCGGCTCACTCGGCTTTTCCGCCATGGCGAGGATCTCTCGTAGGCCTGTAACCTCGGACCGGATCTGCTCGGCATAGGGCCGAAGATGCGCGTACAGTTCGCCCGGTGCCGGCCAGCGAGAACCGACGGGGTAATCGTTGCGGTCAGGCTGGCGTGTCCATGCAATCCGGGTTTCCGGCGTCCAGGCGCCGTCCGGGATGTCCGAGCAAACCTCAGCGAAGACCGCGCAGATTTCGCCGGATGGGATCGGGGCGTTCGACACCAGTGTTGCGAGTTTGGCCAGCCAGGTCTTGATCCCCTCGAACGGTGGCGGGTTCGCGGCGGCTTCGGCCATGGCGAGCTGGAGACGGACTGCGCTGATGCGGTCGGGTGTCAGGTCGGAGCGCCAGAGATACCCCTCGCGCTTCGCCGCGATCAGTGCCCTGAGATCACCGCTTGCCGGGGCGTAGGCCGCTGCCTTGGCGAGGGCCCCACGGTGGATTTTTGCGACTTCTGCCATGGTCAGTACCCCTCCAGCATCACGCCGGATTTCCATGCTTCCGCATTGTCGGCCCGTTGCTGCGCCTTGCTCGGGATGGGTGGTGGTCGCATCCCGTCCTCACGCCGAACCCAGTTCCGCCACGTCGCGTCCCAGTCAGCCTTGCAGCCCTTGGCGCCCGGCACGCCGAGCCAGTAGTCGCGGAAGACCTCGGCCGTCCGGACCGGATCGACCTGGTTGACCTCGGCGAACTGGACCTGCTCGGGGGTCGGCTGCCAGTCGGCAGGGAGGCGGCAGGCCCGTTTCGGCTTTTCCGATTTCGGCTTGGGCGCGCTCTCACACTCTGAGCGAAGCGAAGAGTGTTCTGAACGTAGTGAAGAAGGTGATGGTGATGGTGATGGTGACGCGGACGCGCGTAGGGCATGCGTTATGCATCCGCTTTGCTCGTCCACATCGGTATGCTTTGCAGATGCACTTGCATCCGTTTTGCATGTTTTTTGCTCGGTTGTTTTGTTCCATCTTGCTTGAGCGGCGGCGGCTCGCTTTGCTTTCAGACCAGATGCATTTGCACGCTCTTCATCGGCACGTTTTTGATGCAAAAGGCCATCATCCCCCAAGGTGAAATAGCGCTTGAGAATAGGCCAGATGCTCTTGTCCCATGTCTTGCGATCGGCGCGCACAATGGCAGAAAGCTCATCCGCATTGTCGGGCAGGGGACCCTGCCGCCAATACTCCATCATGAGCAGAAAATATGCGCCATGCTGGACGGTCGAGAGCCGCATCGTATCGGCCAGATAATCACCGATATAGATGGGCATCCACACGTCCGATTTTGAACGTCTGGCGCTCATGCCATCACCTCCCCGCGCAACGAAATGCCCTCACGGGACAGGAAGCTGATCACGTCATCCAGGGACCGGCAGACGGCCACAGAAGCGCCCGAGACCTTGAGGCGCTTGTGCAGCGCCCGCTGTTCCTTTGAGACGGTGCCCGTAGGCGTCTTGATCTCGACGTAGAGCGTGCGGCCAGCGTGCGTGAACTGCATGTCCGGGACGCCAGCGATGCAGCCACGCGCTTTGCGTCGTGCGCCTTCACGCTGTCCGTTGCGTCGGTTCTCGTTGCTCCAGGCCACCACATCGTCAGGGAGCAGGATCTGCAAGGCGCGCCAGATGTGGGTATGGAGCCGGTCTTCTTCATGAGACATGGCGTCACATCCCTAAAGCGCGGCGGTAGACATCGAGGAGCGTTTCCTGCTCTTCCACGTCAGCCGGTTCCTGCTTCCGGATCCGGATGATCTGCTTGATGACCTTCACGTCGAAGCCCGCGCTCTTGGCCTCGGAGAAGATGTCCTTGATGTCACTCTGGAGAGCCTTGCGTTCGCTTTCCAGTCGTTCCACCCGCTCAATAATCGAACGAAGCCGATCAGCTGCAATCCCGCCTTCATTGACTACGCTGTTGTGACCAATGGTGCTCATACGTGTCTCCAAATTTTGCCGCGCTGAATGAGGCTGATTGTGCTGGTCGATACGGAAAGAGACCTTGCGATTGACGCGCAGGTTTCGCCGCTGATTAGACGTTTGCGAATTTGCGGAATGTCGCGTTCATGGAGCTTCGCCCCGTAAACATCACTCCCGCAGGTTTTCGTTTGATGTCGGCGTCTATCTTCTTGGTTTTCGGCAAGGCTCGCCCAACGGATATTATCCGCCCGGTTATTCATCTTATCGCCGTCGTTATGCGCCAGTATGGCGCCCTCAAATGGTGCATCGCCAAGGAATGCCGCAGCCACAAGATTATGAATTCGTTTGGTATGGCTCTTATTGTCAGCCATCAGGCTGACATGTGCGTAGCCATGCGTCCAAGCGCATTGCAAAGGCCTGGGAGAGCCAATCCGGCGCACCCGACCATGAGACGACACTTCATAGCTGCGAAACCCAAAGACAGGCCTCCAGATCTCTTCGCGGCAGACGATGTGAAGCAAGTCAGACAGGCGACAGCTCAGCATATCAGTCATCGGTTCTGCCCCTTCAAAGGACGGATCACCTCGACCACGGCATAGCCGAGCGCATTCAGCACCCGATTGCGGGCATCAGCAGCTCCGTTATTGACGGCTTGTGAAATGTCGCACTGCGCGATGCCACGAAGACGGGCAAGGGCGCGCTGGCCTCCCGCCAACTCAACCGCATCGGCAACGATTGATTGTGCATTTCCAATCGGGATGTCAGTCACGGCGGACCTCCAGACGGCTGGCGTAATCTTCCAGCTTGCAGGAGAGGCCGAACAGCCAGTCAGAGGCCCGCTTGAGCATCAGGGCGCACCGTAAGACGACGACAGCAACGCATCGCAGGTCGCGGACGCGCCACAAGAGAAAGGATCGCATGGGTCATTCCATTGATCTTGCAGGGCACGATAGACGGCGGCCTGATGTTCGGCCTGCCGAGCTGCGCGCTCCAGGTTGCTTCGGTATGCCTCGGTCAGCCGCAGATAGACGTAGGCCGGGATCTGCTCCCATTCCCCGTAAAACAGGGCCTTGGCCTGACGTTCCGTGATCTTCAGCAGGCGAGCGAGGCGGTGCAGGACTTCCTTGACGCACAGGCCGGGGCCGAACGTCTGAGAAAGGGTTCGGGCCATCGACTGGGCATCGCGGGTCACGCTCTCAGGAGAGGCGGTCATGCGGTTTTCCAATCTGGCGGAATACTTTTCCGGTATTTTGGACACGGGTTTCTCCATTCTCTGCCATGTCACTGAGCAGAGAGGAGAAACCAGCGATGGAAGGAGACGCCCCCCAGACACCACAATTCGAGATCGACGCGGACACGCCGCACCTTGCCGTCGCACTGTGTCGGGATGCCCAGCTCTGGGGCACCCTCCACAGTCGGCAGCCGCAGGAGGTCAAGGACCACCTGGCGCTCAAACTGGCGATGTTGATTGGAGCGGACATCTGGGGCTGAGGCTCAGTGCAACCGGAGACCGAACCGGGCAAAAGTCCGGTCAGGCTTCGGTGGCGGGTTGCCGTTCCAGAGCGCCGCCCACGTCACGTCGGAGTAAGGGCTAAGCGGCTGGCGAATTACTGGCGGAGCCGGGGCGTGTCTCTTCGGGTGAGTTGCCCGCTGACGGGCAGCTTTCCACCTGGAGCGGAGATCCTTCGGGACCTGCCGTTCCATGGCCGCAGAGAGCGCAACCGTTGAGACGCCCAGGCTTTCTGCGATGGCGGAAGCACTCTCTTCCCGCTTCATCATTTCGAGAAGCCTTGGCATCAGAGGAGACCAGTCGATACGGGTCCGAGAAGATGCGCCGCCTGTCGAGCTATCATTTGGCGACAGGCCGTTCAGGCCATAACGGCGGATGGCGGTGGCAAGGGAATTTTCAGACACGCCAAAATGGTCCGCAAGTTGGGCACGTGTCTTTCCTTCACGGATCAGCCGTTCCAGCTCGGGAAGGCGGGGTTTCCATTTGAAGATTTCAGCCATCACGCAACCCTCCCGGCAAAATGCGCCCGGACGAACGCGGCGAAGGACAGGGCGCAGAAGGCGCAGGTCAGGAGGTCAAGCATTGGCTGGCTCCTTTGCGGGTGGAGCAGCCTTCTTCTCGAAGGGCGCGGCCATGAATTTCCGAACGCGCTCCTCGGTCCGAACCAGAAGGGACCCACCTTTGCGCAGCCGAGAGACGAAGTAGCTGTCTCCAGCGGCCATGCGCCCGAACGTCGTCTCCGCGATCCCGCGGCGACTGACATAATCCTCAATCTCTTGGATGAGTTTGGTATGATTGCTCATATCCAGAACCTAGTGTGATGCATCACACCTCGTCAAGCGAGAAAGGTGTGATGCATCGCATCTGCCATGAGCGCATATTGCGTGGGATACTTCACATCATGGAAAGACACCCGTCAGCAGCGCAGATTGAAGAACGAATGAACGCGCTAGGAACCACAGCCAAGCGACTGGCAAAGGATGCGGGGGTGGGCGAGACCTATGTTCGCGACATTCTTACGGGCCGATCATTAGATCCTAAGACGGGGAAGCTTACTCAGATTGCTGCTGCTCTTGGCTGCAAACTTGAGGATCTGCTGCCACGCAAGGTAGCTGTTCAGCCGATCTACACTACACAGATCGAAGTTCGCGGCGAGGTGCAAGCTGGTGTCTGGCGTGAGGCTATCGAATGGCCAACTGCGGACTGGTACGCGATCACCGTGCCGATTGACATGGCCTATCAGGGCTTTCATCGCTACGGACTAAAAGTCTGCGGCCAGTCTATGAATAAGGTTTTTCCGGAAGGTTCGGTTGTGGTGGTCATCAACTTCGGTGACCTAGGCCGCGTGCCTCAGACCGGGGACTTTGTGGTGGCTATTCAGCGATGCAGCAGGACAGACCAGTTTGAGGCAACGGTTAAAGCCGTGCAGATCAAGGATGATGGCGTGGTGATACTATGGCCACAGAGTTGGGACCCAGCATTTCAGACACCTGTTGTCTTACCGCCGCAGGATGGCCAAGACAACGCAGGAGTATTGGATGTGGCAATCCAAGCATTGGTTGTCGGTAGTTATCAGCCAAATCCGAAAGCTTCGTTTTCATAAATTATAAATAATATAGTAAGGGAAAGCAATGACTGAAGAAGAAAAAAAGAAAACCCAATTAAAACCTGGGCTGCCGACATTTAGGTCCTCTATTAGCCTTGTCGGTGTTACGGCGCATGACTTTATGGTTTTATTCGCTGCAGCTATGCCACAAATAGATGCAGGTGGATATGGGTTTTCTGCGGAGGCAACTCTTTCGCAGCAGGCTCTTATCACTATGAATCCGATAGCAGCCAAGTTGTTTTTGCGTGATTTGCAACGGACAATTGATGGATATGAAGAACAATTCGGAGAGATAGATATGTCAGTTTTGAGGTCCAGGACCTAAACGGACTATGACTGGCAAAAGATTGGCTCTTCGGATTCCTTGCCCAAATCCGATAATTGGTGGGGACGTTTGGCTAGCTACGTCGTCATGGCAACATATTGTTGATAACCATCCAGAAGTTGATTTTCCGGATCTGTATGAAACTCTTGGGGATCCACATTATGTTCATGCGGATGCCAGGCGGAAGGACGCATATATCATTGTCGGCAAAAGGACACTGACGCAAACTTCTCATTCGATGCGCGTTTCCGTGAAAACGGGACTCCCGGATGGGAATTTCGTATCGACTGCTTTTTATTCGAGTGATCCGATTCCAACTACAATGGTTTGGGCTAAAGACGGAGCAGATTCAGAAGGAGGAGAAAATGACGAATGATCTTCATGTTTCCTATGATTCCTTCGCAGATGTTCTTTATCTTTCCATCGGAAATCCAGCACCATCTATATCTCATCCAGACGTTGACGGATTGATCTGGCGAACACCTCTTTCGGGTGATATTCCCAATGCAGTGACGATAACCGATTTCGACTATTTTTGGAGAAACCATCTTTCGGAGTTACTCGACAAGGTATCTTCTCAACTCCACGTATCAAGTTCCGATTTGAAGGATTCACTACCCCTTTCCCGCTAGGGAGGAGAACCCGACTCCGGTCGGGTTTTTTCTTCGATAAACGGTGTGACGCATCACATTTTATGATTGACAAGGTGTGACGCATCACACATGGTTTCTCTACACCGCACGAAGCGGCGAGGGAGAACCACAATGGCGAACCTGCCTGACAATTTCTCACAGAGTGCGTTTGATGCCCGCTACGGCGTTGGCAACACGGCTCTGGATGACGAATACGATTACCTGCGCGGGCTGCAGGATGCGTATGACGCGATCGACGTTCTGGAAGATCCGAACGATGATCAGCTCTCTGAACTGCTGGCTCTTGAAGATCAGATCGCAGACCAGCGCGTCACCATCTCGATGATGGAGGATGCGTGATGTCCCAGGCTCTCGAAAAAGCCATCAGCGATATGCACGCGGCCCGCAATTTCATGATGCGCCCGGACGTCGCAGAAGCCCTCAAGCACCTGAACTCCGATGAAGTGTTCGACGTGAAGTTCAGGCTGGCGCGCTCGGCAATCAATCTCCGGCACGAGATCAACGCAAAAGCCCTCGAAACCGCCTGACCGGCAAATAAACCCAGGAATTTCTGAAATGCGTGAAACAGCAAACGCCCGAAGTGTGTCTAAAGCTCATGTTCCGTATCTGGAAATGAAGCGCCGCCAGTTCCGTAAGGCCGCTTGTGTGAGCCTGAATGCCGCAGGCCGGGCCGATATGGCGGGGGACCAGGCAGAGCATGATCTGCACTGGCAGCGTTATCTCGATGCCGCGAACATCGCGCTCGATACCGACCGGCAGATCAAGAGCCAGACCATTGCGGGCCTGTCCCGGATCGTGGCGCACGTCCTGCGCACGCCGCTTCTGCGGATGGGTGACGTGGCATGAGCCAGACTCTGACCCGCGATATCCGCGACGTGGCCAACGAGATCCACGCCAGAGAGATCAAGCCTGCCATTGATGCCTACATCGCAGCACTGACGGCGATCCGTGGCGCCAATGATCCGGACGGTCCGACGGTGAACATGATCCTGGCCTGTGAGGCAGCCGCCGCAAAGCTCAAGGGAGCGGAAGGCAATCTCCGGGCCGCGCTGTTCGCCTCGATGAAGGACAACGGCGTCCTCGATTTCGAACATGGCGGGATGATCGCTGCCGTCCGGGCCGGGTCCACGTCAGCCACCATCAAGGACGAGAAGGCGCTTCGGGGCGCCGCTCCTGAACTTTTCATTCCACAGCCGGACAAGCTGGACCGGGCCGCGCTGACCAAGCGCCTCAAGGCCGGGATGCCTGTTGCTGGCGCAGAACTCTCCACGGGCGCTCCGACGCTCGTCATCAGAAGGGCTTGAGACGATGACCGCAGTTACGACGACGCAGGGGCATGCGCCTGCAATCCAGATCAACAGCTTCAGTGAACTGATGCGCTTTGCCGAAATCGCGGCTGGGAGCGGCATGGTCCCCAAGGATTATGTCGGCAAGCCAGCGGCCATCCTGATCGCGGTCCAGATGGGCTCTGAGCTTGGATTGGCGCCGATGCAGTCCATGCAGAATATCGCCGTCATCAATGGCCGTCCGAGCGTCTGGGGTGATGCTCTGCTTGGTCTCGTGAAGGCCTCTCCGGTCTGTGACGACGTGGTCGAGACGTTGGAAGGCGAGGGGGACCGTATGACGGCCATCTGCGTCGCCAAGCGTAAAGGAAAGTCCCCGGTTGAAGCCCGGTTCAGTGTGCAGGATGCGAAAGATGCAGCCCTGTGGACCAAACAGGGGCCGTGGAAGCAGTACCCGAAGCGCATGCTCCAGATGCGCGCCCGCGGCTTCGCTCTGCGTGATGCCTTCCCGGACGTGCTGCGCGGTCTGATCACGGCTGAGGAAGCTGCCGACATTCCGCAGGACGACTTCCGCAAGAGCGTTTCCAATCAGGGGCCGGTCGATGTCACGCCCAAGTGCCAGCAGATCAAAGAAGAACGCCCGGTCGATCACGTCGCGTTCTTCACCAGTCGCCTCAAGGCCTGCTCTGACACGGGTTGCGTTCTGGCCCTCGAAAAGAAGTGGGAGCAGACGCAAGCCAAGGCTCGTGACGCAGGACGTCCGATCTCCGAGGAAGTGCTGGCTGATGTCACCGACCTGTTCGCGGATCGGTATGGCGCGCTGCACGAGGCTGAACGTCAGCAGGCCGACGCCAACGCAGAAGTCCCGGCCGAGGAGATGCCGGCATGAGCATCCTGTTCTTCGATACGGAAACCACAGGTTTGGCGAAGCCCGGACTTCCGACCGGCCATGAGGATCAGCCGCATTGCGTCCAGCTCGCGGCCATCCTGACAGACGACCAAGGGCAGGAAGAGGCGTGCGTGAACGTCATTATCCGCCCGGACGGATGGACAGTGCCGGAGAGGGCTGCGGCCGTCCATGGCATCACGACGGAGAAGGCCGCACGCTATGGCATCCGCGAGCAGGTGGCATCCGTCCTGTTCTATGACCTGACGAGCCGCGCCGACCTGCTGGTTGCACACAACATCCAGTTTGACCGGCAGATCGTGGCGACGATGTACGCCCGGGCCAAGCGTGCAGAGTGGAAGCTGCCGGAAGCGCAGTTCTGCACGATGGAAGCTGCAGCGCCTCTGGTGAACCTGCCGCCGACGCCTCGCATGCGTGCGGCCGGGATCATCAAGCCCAAAGCGCCAAAGCTCGAAGAATGCATCCAGCATTTCTACGGCGAGGCGCTTGAGGGCGCGCATGACGCCCTGGTCGATGTCCGGGCCTGTGCTCGGATCTACTTCGAGATGAAGCGCATGGGAAAGGCGGCATGAAGTGGAAAACGCCTATGGCGCCTAAGCCCCGCAAGTTCGTGCCCGGAGAAGCATTGGTCCTGAGCGGAGATGCACTTTTGGAGATCGCCGAGAGCCACAAGTGGTTTTTCCACGGAGAACGCCTAATGCACTCGGCGGCCTTGAAGAACATGAGCCTGACGGTTGTCCGCGCACGCATTGCTGACGGATACATTCGACGCGCTGACCTGAACCCTGATTGGATTGCATTTGAGCGAGAGCGCTTCGCCCGTCTCGATAAAGCATCCAAAGCCGCAATTACAGGAGAGGCGGCATGACCCACCCCCGCGAGATCAACGAGGACCTGAGCGACGTGATTGCGCGATCCTTCCTCATGGAGCGGATCGAGCGTGCAGCAGCCCTGCCGTGCCTTGCCGACCTCCGCCACGACGACAACGAAATCCGCCGCGAGTGCGGCCTGCTAAAGATTGAGAACTGGAACGCATAATGGCTGATTTTCTCTTGGTTTATCCTGTCCATAAACGCGGTGGTGAAGAAGCGATCCTGCTGCCTGTTTCAGAGGTCGGGCCTGCATTTCCTGTCATGAGTAATGGCGACATGCAGGGAATTGGTTCATGGCTGCACGTTGCCGAATACATCCAGCCTTCCGGTCGAATGCTGGTCCACGGCACGCCCCTCGAGATAGCCGAAGCCATTGCTTCTGACGGTCGTGTCGCGGCCCTGACGCCAAAGGAACAGTCGGCTGACGAGGTGGGAGCATGACCTCCCTAATCCCCACCATCTGCGAGGCGCTTGCCCTCGTGATCCTGTTCCACCTTGCGGCCGGTCAGCGGCCGGGGAGTGTTTGATGATGAGTGAGATGAAGCCGGTTGCCCGCGTTGACGGACGATATTCTGACGATAGGCCGATGGTGCGAACGCTTGATACAGGCGCCTATATGCCGCTTGGGACCGAGCTCTACACATCCGAACAGCTTGCCGAGGCTGTGGCGGCGGAGAGGGAGCGATGCGCGAAGCTTTGCGAGGATAAAGCCCACACCATCGTGCAGGAGCAGGGGTCTCTGCCTGATTTTGAAACAGGTGAAGTCACTCTTGGTGAACTCAGTCAGGAAGCCTTTGAGGCTTTCGAAAACGCCGCTGAAGCCATCCGGAGCCCCGCGAAATGACCCAGACAGGACAGAGCAGCGCGGTTCGGACGCGGGACAAGATGGTTATGCGCCTGAAAAGCATCATTAACGATCCGTGTGACCATCACCGTGGCGTCTTGGCACAGAAGTATGTTGATCAAGCCATGGCTTTAGGCGCGGAAGAACAGCGACGGAAGGAGGCGGATCTGTCGCGGGCGCAACTGTTCTGCCGGGATCAAAAGGATGCTTCTAACCGCACGCCGGAACGGGCCGACGTAGTGCAATGGCAGAAAGACCAGAACGAGTTCTTCCTATCCAATGTTCTCGAAATCGTCACCGAGTATGCCGCATGGCGGGACCGGGGGGATGCGGAAGGGCAGGAACCGGTTGCGTGGATTGATGCGTCAGAGCTGCCCGAGCGTGAGAATAACATGGCTTGTTCCACAGCCAGCCTGTCTCCCCTGAAGAGCCATTATGAGACGACTGCGCTCTACATCCGTCCCGCCAACGTCGCCGCGCTGGAGGCGAGGGTGAAGGTGTTGGAGGAGGAGAACGAAAAGTTCCGAAATGCGCTGTTTTATATTGATGAGACGGCAAAAGGTTTTTGGGACCCTAAGGGGCACAAAGATTGCATTGAAATCGCCCGCGCCGCCCTCACACGCGAGGGAGGGGAGTGATGTCCGCAATCGACAACATCAAGATCAGATTTTCTCCGCTGTCCAATCGGGTTGTTCTGGCGCGTTTTGGCAAATCTGAAACCGACGCCTTAGAAACAAGAGACGCGACAAACGAGTTTTTGCAAGCCTTTGTCGCTTATGCTTTCGATGGGAAGATGCCCGAAAAGGGTGCGGCTGTAGAAGTGAAGTTTGGCGGCGGAGATCAGCAATTCGTCGTCCGCATCGAACGTGCAGGAGACCCGGCATGAGCGGGCGGACAGATACGGAGCGGCTAGACTGGATCGCCAAACAGGATGTGGTGGTCGGAGAGCACGCCTCGTACGGTCGGTGGAAAGATGTAGTTCTGGCCCGATATCAGAGATCATTTCCCGCTGATCTTATGGATATTCGACATACCATCGACGCAGCCATGGACGCGGAGGGGCGGGATGAGTGAGGCACTGGAACGCTGGCTCGATCGAACGGCACTGGCGAAGAGGCTCTGCACATCTCCCGCGTGCCTCCCGCGCCTTGTATCGCAAGGGAGGCTTCCGCAGCCCTCTCTTCACCTTGGCCCCAGAAGCCCGCGATGGGACATCCATGCTGTTGACGCAATGATGCTCGACGCTGTGGGTGTTTCCATGTCACCAAACACTGAAATGGCGGTAGCCCGTGCCTGTGAAGAAATTTCCTCCGAAGCGAGACGATCTAAAGGTCGTTCGAAAGACGCTCGCTGACGGCACGGTTCGGGAATACTACTACCCCAAAAAGCGAAAGACCGACGTCCCGAGAGGGCCGATCCCCGGCACCATCGGGGCAGTCCTCCGTCTTTACTATGGAAGCCCTGAATGGGCTGCCACGAAAGCCAGCACCAAACGAAGCCGCATCATCTATCTGAAAGAACTCGAACGTATCGAGCATGTCCCGCTCAAGGAATTGCGCCGACGTGTGATCCTGCAGTTTCGAGATACTCTTGCTAGGGACAGGGGCACCGGAGCAGCCAATCAGTTCATCCAGTCCACCAGTGCTTTTCTCTCATGGGCGCTCGACCGGGAATGGGTGGAAGCAAATGCCGCGGCTCGGATCGGAATGCTGCCTTACAAGCCTTTTCCGGCCTGGACTAAGGAGATGACGCGCGAGGCAATTCAGAACCTGCCTGCACATCTATCGCGTGTCGTCGTTCTTGCGTTGTTCACCGGGCAGAGGCGAGGGGATCTATGCGCCATGAAGTGGTCTGACATTCGCGGCAATGCCATCCACGTCATCCAGCAGAAAACAGGAACAGAACTCTGGATCCCGCTTCACCCGGTTCTTGCCAAGGCTATCAAGGGCTGGCCCCGGACCAGCGACCATATTCTAACCGGCGTCCGGGGCGGCGCCATGACAGTCTACAACGTCACGCGAAGCATGAATGACGCTCAAGAGCGCGGTCTCCTGCCAAAGGGGTTCAATGTCCATGGGCTCAGAAAGCTGGCCGCTGCGCTTCTCGCTGAGGCTGGATGCTCAACGCATGAGATCGCAGCGATCACGGGTCATAAGACGCTTAAAATGGTCGAGCACTACACCCGGTCCGTGGACCAAAGGCGCATGGCAGAAGACGCAATTTCCAAGGTGGAAACCGGAAATTGGAAACTGCTGGAAACCGACTTATAACCTATTGAAAACTAAGGAAATCCTCAGTTGAACCAGTAAAAATAGAAAACGAAGCCTTCGATTCCGGCAGCGTGCGCCATTGCTGCCTGCCGTTCAAGAATTTCCGGCGAATTTAGCGTGTAATGGCCCAGATCCCGCGGAATGCGTGGCTGGTAATGATCTGAAAAACGGGGAATGCCGCGGGGCAGATTGGTCCATTCCGTAAAACCTTCACCCCACCAGGCGTCATTTTCGGGAATGGTGTGGAACTGCGGCAGATAATAGGCCAGAACGCGTGCGCGACGGATGGCGCTTTTTGGAAGCGGGCGCACTTTCTCGAATAGCGGTCCGGGTTTGCTCCGCCTCTTGATCTCTCCAAAGACGGATATTTCTGTTTCCGGACTGCTTGGATGAACGTCCGGACGATCGCGATTTTCCAAATAATGCAGTAATGGATTGCTGTCAGGAGAATGACGAAGATATTTGCGTCTGTAATAGAGTGGATCAAACCCGTCGAAGGGCTTCCTTGCCTCCCGAAAGCCTTGAATCATGTAGTGCTCAAGAGCATCCAGGCCCGCTTTTGCGACATCGGGATACGCACGTAGATAAAAGTCCGGATCAAATTCCGGGATCGGACGCAGCGGAGTATTATGACGGTTCAGCAAATAGTGGGCGAGTGCCAGCATTCCTCCCGGGACCGAATAGGTGCGCGCATACCATACGGGATCGAACCATGCGATCGGACGGCGGCCTTCCTGCTCTCCGCGCAGAATGTAGTGCAATAAAGGATCGCCAATAACATCGCGGTTCTGGCTGAGATACCAGTGCGGGTCAAAGAACGGGTTGGGTTTCCGTCCTTCGCGCCATCCATGCTGATGATAATGCCGCAGAACTCCCGTTCCGAGCTTGGTCAGATCGGGATTGGTCTTGATGTAATAGAATGCATCGAATGTTCCTGAATGTCCTAAAATCTGCAACGGCGACGCATCAACCGGAAATGGTGAGGTCTGTGAGGTGTCAGAGGGGACATGAGCAAACACATTCAACAT